CTCTTGGCTGGCGCGGTCAAGGGCGGCAGCGAAGCGGTCGATGGCCTGGCGGGCGATGTCTCGCGACCTAGCCTCCTCAAGAATCCCCCTGGCCGCAATTTCAAGCTGGAGCTGAAGCGCCGCTGCCGCTCGCAGCCCCTCTTGGCTATCTATGCCCTCAAGGTTGTTCGCGGCCTCTTCAACTTGCGAGGCAAGCATTGCTCTCCTGGCGTTTGCGGCCGCGGCACCCGGCACGTCGGCCGCGGAATCAAGAATCTCGCCTGCATCTTGCAGCACCGAAGCGGTTTGAATCGCCGCCTGTGCGATCTGGGCTGTGCCTTCGTCTATTTGCCTCTGGATTTCTTGAGCGCGAACCCTCTCGACCTCTTGCTGTAAACGAAGGATTGAGGCCCGGATGGCATTGCCGGCAGATGACCCTTCGTCAAGCTGACCAGAGAGCACTTCAATTGCGGCGTCGAGAGCCGCCACCGCGGCCTCAAAAGAAACTGGAGCCTCTGCGCCTCGCGCACGGCCTGCTGCGCCTTGGAGATTGGTCGATTCAACAAACCCGCCCACGCCAAACCGCGACCCGCGGCTGCTGCGAACCGCGGCCTCTCTCGCGACCCTCTCAAACTGCTGGGCTATGATCTCATTGATGTCCCCGAGTCCCGTCGCGGGGCTTGCGATGGCGGCCTGCCTTGCGGCTCGCTCGCGGTCTTGAGACTGCTGGAGTTGCCGAGAGAGGATGACGCGCTGGCCGGCGTCAGTAGTACCTTCAAGCTGCCTCTCAATGGCGGCCTGCGACGCTCGCTCTTTCTGTACTGTAGAATCAAGCGACGCAACTCGCTCTTCTCGAAGTTCTCGCTGCTTCTTAATCAGCTCTTCGATTCTTTTCTGAAGTTTCTGTGCCTCGCCGGCGGCGCCGGAGAACGCCTTGTCTGCGATGGTTGAACCAAGTTCCTGAAACGCAGACTTTAGCTCGTCAACAAGCGTCTTCTGCTTGGCGAGCGCATCGTTGAGTGACTTTGTCTGATCCTCTGCTGTCTTTCCGTTGTTGGCAAACTTGATCAGCGACGCGATCAACTGCGCCCCGATGGCGGCAGAAATGCCGATGATAAGACCTTTCGTTGATCCAATAATGAATCCGAGTTGCGAGATGTTGTTGCCGGCCGCGCGAATGCGTTGATCCAGGCCGCCCGTGACACTGAAGAAGTCCTCGAACGCAAAGGCGGCCTGCTGAATAGCAAGCCCTGCCTTTGATCCGGCCCCCCTCGCAACGTCGCCAACTCGCTTGAGGGCTGCGGCAAGCTCCTCCGGCTTCACGTTGTCGATTTGTGCCGCCAGCCTGACAACCTCATTGCGAGCGTCCGAGATAGCCTTCCTGCCGAGGTCTGTGTTTTGCGCGCCAGACTTAAAGACTTCGTTAACAACTTCACGGTACACCTGCAAGGCAGCAACGGCGGGGCCACGGACTTCGGCCGAGAACTGCGAGAGCTTGTTTTGCAAGAACTCAATCTGGCCGCCGACCGCGAGGAGTTCCCGCTCGTCAATTCCGAGGTTCAGGCCGGCTGCGCCAGCGCCGCCGAAGCCCTCGAGGAACTGCTCGCCTCGGGCCTGTCGAGCATTCAGCGCCGCAGTGATTTCTCTTGCCCTGGCGGCCAGCTTGTCCGCTTGATCAACGGCAAAACCGACACCGTCGCGGCCAAGAATCCTGAAAGCATTGGTGAGTTTGTTGACCTCGGGGCCAAGTTGCGACCGAAGGGCATCGGGTAGCTTCTGCACCTTGCCCTCGACCACGTCGATCTCGCCGCCAAGCGTCTCAAGGATGCGGGCGCGGCCTTGGCGGCCGGCTGGGATCGCGCTTGTTTGGCCCCTGGAGACTGTTAGCTCCTCCTCGCGGCGCTGTCGAGCCAAATCATCGTCTTGCGCGCGGCGGCGAACTCTTTCGGCGGGGTCTTGGTCTGCCTGCCCGTCTGCCAGTCGTTTCTGTAGCTGCTCCCTCTTGATCAGCGCTGCGATTTCTGCGTCCTGGCGGCTTCTTGCGTCGGCGGCAAGTTGGTCTTCGATCTGCTTGTTTCCGCGCTCTTTCCTGATCAGTAGAGCAATCTCCGCATCGGCGCGCGCCTTCGCGTCTGCGGCAAGCTGGTCTTCGATCTGCTTTCTGCCGCGCTCGCGCTTGATCAAGGCTTCAACGTCGCCGCCAGCGCCCCCTGCCTGCGCTCGCTCATTGACTTTATTCAGCGCCTCCACCGAAACGCCTTGCAGCGCTATCAGCCTGCTTAGTTCACCCCGCGCTGCCTCAAGCTGCGATGTGTCCACTTGCGGGGTGAGGCGGATGCTGTTGATCTTCGCGGCGGCCTGCGTGATGAGTTCGTCCAGGCGAGCCACGTCGCGGATTTGATCGCCGAGGCCCAAGGATGCCGATAGTCCCCTGCGGCCAACACTGGACACTACCTCTGGTGAGGCAGCCTTTCTCCGCGCCTCGGCGCTTGCTTGGAGCGCGGCGAACACGCCTGGGTCGGTGAACTGGAGTTCGTTTCCGCTTGGCGCGCTGGCGGTGATCTGCTGGGCCTGCCTGAGTTGTTGCAGCGCCGCAGAGACGCGGCCGATGCGTTCGGCCGTCTTCGTAAACGCCTTCTCGCTGACGCTTCCAGACCGGGCCAAAAGATCATTTAGGCCGGCGGCCCGGCGCTGTGCTAGATCAAGAGCCGGCAAGAACGCGGCCTGCACCTCTGCCGAGAGTCCTTCAAACTGCCGCGTCGCTGCGGCCAGCGGCTTGTTGATGCCCTCGGCGACGCTGACGGCGCGCTGAATCTGCGCAACCTGTTTGCTGTCTATCAGATTCAAGCCGCGGCCCGCGACGAGCGCCCTCTGGATGCGCTGGAGCGGGGTGAAGATTCCGTTGAGGCTCGCCTGGGCGCTCCTCGAGGCGCCCGCGATCTGCGACTGGATGCTGTTCGCAAACCGATTTACGTCCCGCGTGCTGCCTTGCAGCTTGCGCGAGAGGTCGGCCGTGCTGGCCGTGACCAGTGCCGAGATTTTGCCGATGTAGCCGTTCGCCATCCCTGGCACCTACTGCTTCAGTTTCGCCAACTCAGCCCACATCTGATCCGCCGTCTGGGTCGGCTTCACGGTCGCCGGAATGAACACCGACTCCTCCGGTATGTCATTCCGCTTGTAGTTCCCGCTGGCAGCCATCACGATCCGGCAGAGCCGTGCGGTCTGCTGCCACGGGTCTGGCAGCGGCCACCGCTGATCGAACGCATACCACTCGCTCAGTTCCTCGCTGTCTGTATTTGCCAACAACTGGCGAACCGTCATCCCGAGGGCCAGGGCTAGGCGGAAATAGAACCGCCGCTCCGGCCGTCGGGCGAACCTTCCCCCAGGCTCTCGACCGCCTCGTTCGTGAAGGCATTGTGCTTCCAGGCCGCCTCGAACGCCTTATTGATCGAGGTGCTGGACTTCTTGCCGAGGATCGCGATCTCGCCGTCCTCGAACAACCGCTCCCCCTTGTCATCGCAGAGCGACAGGACGAGAAACCTCGCGCGGAAGTTCTTCATCTTCTGCTCTGAGTACGCTTCCTCGAACTGATCTCGCTCGCTGCCAGTCAGGGTGCGGACGTAAACCGTTCCGCCCCACTCGCTGGTCATGTCAAGTTCAGCGAGCTTGAGGTCGTTGGCGGAAATAATCTGAGACTTACTAAGAGGCACGGGATTTAACTCCAGCGGTGAAATGGAAACGAGAAAGATACTGGCAGGCACTAGAAAGGATTCTCTGGCTGTCGCGGGCAAAGCCGAGCATTGCGTTGCACTTTGTGCAAAGAACTCCGCGAGGCGCGCCCGTTGCGTGGTCGTGGTCGAGGTGCTTGTGAGGGCCGTCTATCGACTGGTCGCATATCTCGCACTGCGTGGTGGTGTCGATTTTGTCGAGCCACTCGTCCGTTAGCCTGTACTTGACGCACCGAACACGCCGGCGGTTGCAATCCTTGCAGGCAGGTGCCAGGGTCGTGGACACTGACCTGTTTCGGTGATACTTCGATGCGGGCAGGTTCTGGCCGCAGGCCGAGCACTCTTTGAACGACGGCGGCTGGATGGCTTGCTCAATCCGCTGGAGGCAGATGCCTCTTGTGCAGCTTTTGCAGTAAGACTGGAGGCCAGTGGTCGAGGACTTGTTTCGCGCGTATTCGCTGGCTGGCTTCACTTCCCCGCATCGCACGCACTTCTTTTCTTTTGCTGGCTGGCGAGGAGACTCAGCCATCTTCTTGCGGCGAGCCTTATCAGCCTCTGACAAGCACACTCGGCAGTAAATGCTCTTTCCGTCAGTCATGGCGCGGTTGGTGCTGAAGGCGTCGAGATTCTTCTCGGCCTTGCACTTGCTGCACGTCTTTGTGTCAGCCACCAATCGCATCTGCGCTCCTTTTAGGTGCTGTTATCAATCACGAAGTTCAGGGTGCCGCGGAGAAACTCCCCCGCGGCCATTTCGCTGGTGGCCGACTGCAACACGGCCCTCTTGCTGACCGACATATTGGTGTGCGAGATGACCAACTGGCCCGACAAGCCGCTGATCGCCAGCGGCGCCGGCGTACTGGCGAGGCGGATGTAATCCACCCGCACGGTGGCCGGCGACGTGATGTCGCCGGTGCCAATCATCCGCCTGGTGCCGACCGGGTCGCCGGCCGCGGTCATGTCCACGACCTCGGCCTCGGCCTCTTGCACAGAGATCGACGTGTAGAGAGCCGTAAAGCCGGGGAACGTGAAGGTCGCCCCCTGCGACGAGATCGCCATCTATGCCCCCAGACGAGGCGTCAGGTGAGGCGGAACGTCGCCGAGCCTCGGACGAAGTCGCCCACGCTGCCGCCGATCGAGGCGCTCGACACGGTCGCGTTGCCGCTGAAGGAAAACGGCCCGCTGATCGCCAAGGCGCCGGATGCGCCGGCGGTGAGGATCGTGGTCGAGATGTAGTCGATCTGCACCTCGCGCTCGGTGGCGAAGCCGCCGATGAAGATGCGGCGGGCATTGGGGGCCACGCCGAGATGGGTCGCGTCGAGGAGGTCTTGCGTGTCATTGACCTGAACGCTCGTGACGGTGACAGTCGAGCCGCCGAACGTGAACGTGAGTCCCTGTGCCGAAACGCTCATCTGGTTGCGCCTCCTTGCGCGGTTGTCACGACCAGTCGGCTATGTGGCCGACTCAGTCCATCTGATCTGATACAGTTGCCGAGTTTCGTAGGCCGGCGGCAGTTGTGCTCCAACCGCCGACGGGTCGAGGTAGTCGTCCGTTTCGGACACCAACCTCATATCTTGTATTGTACAGCCGGCCAGAGTCCCGATGTAACCATTCAGGGACAGTCTGATCTCGTCTGCCAGGCTGCGGGCGTCGTCGTGGTACATCGCCCAGGCCGCGATCTGGAGGTTGACCTCCGGCATCAAGATCGGCCCGCCGAGCGAGTGCTGGCGGCTGATGTTGGCTCGCCGGTAGACGATGAACGGGAACTCGGCCCCTTTAGGGACGGCCACGGGGTAAATCTGGAACCCGACCAGCCGGGCCACGCCGGGGGACGAGGCCAGCCGGTGATAGACGGCGTTCTCCGGTGTGATCAGCATGGTCAGGCTGCCTGGATGCGGTTGATTTCGTTGCGGATCGCGTCGGTCAGGATGCTGAGTGAGGCACTCTTCGACGACAGGATGGCCCGCTCCATCGCGTGCGACGGGGGCATGGCCCCGTAGGTTTCACCGGGGGCCAGGGCGAACGGGCCAAAGTCGTGCGGGTAGCCGCTGCCCTGCCGGGCCTTGCGGGTCGGCTCATTCTTGCTGCCCATGATGAAGTAGAACCCGCGGCCCATCCGCTCGAACTGCGTATTGTCGAACGGGCGGCCCTGGTTCGGTACGCGGTCGAACCTACCGTTGATCTTCTGGTGGACGTTCAAGTAGGTGCGCCGGCCCTGCGTGCTGGGGCGGCGCGCGCCAGTACCGAACTCGTAGAGCCAGGCGTGGTTGCCCGCCCCTTTGACCTCAACGTCCCATTCCTTGCCGCTCTTGCCGCCGCCGCCCACGACGTGCTGGGGGCCGCCGATCGCGACGCCGACGCCGCGGGCGCGCTGGTTCTTGATACCACGAATCTTCACGCTCTTGCGGAGGTTCCCCGTCACGTCGGGGACGAGCCGCTTGTAGTTCTCCATCACCTCTTTCATCGCCACCTTGCAGGCGGCGTTGAGCCGAGGGGTCGCGTCCTCGCCGACCCGCGTGGCGGCGCGGAGCAGAGCCTGGATCAGGTCTTCGACGCCCTCGAGGCGGATTTGGATGAAGCCTTCCGTCGCCTCGCGGCCGGTCTGGCCGGTGGGGAGGATGCGCGGCGTCGTGCCGAGGATAGGGACGGCCATGCTAGGTCAACTCCCTCGCCAGTAGCTCGAGCGTCTCCCGGCCGGAGCGGTCGGTGACGCTGGCGATCTCCATCGTCCGATTCCTCCAGATTATCCGGTGGGTGTGGGTCACGTCGTCCCGATGGCGGATGCGAATCCGGTGGGTCGCGACCACGTTGGCCTGCTGGGCCTGGAGGATGTCACGGCTCGACAAGCCCTCGACGCTGGCCCAGACGGTGGCGAGCGTCGTGTCCCAGTTGAGCGTCGTCTCGCCGGAGCGGCTGCGCACCTCCGTCGGCGACTTGATCGTCACACGCTCGCGCATCCTGCCGATGTCGAGGGTCATGTGACCGTCCCCTCACCGATGAGGATGATGTCGTAGGTCTGCCCGGCGCTGCCCGTCACAGCCGCGGAGCCTGCCAGCATCCCGCTTGCGCCAGGCGCGACGGTTACGACAACGCCGCCTGGCTGAACGTATTGCGTCCCCCCGAAGCCATCGGCGCTGCCGAGCGGCGTCAGAGTCAGCGCCGCCGTTGACGAGTTTCTAAAATACATCCCCTTGATGGCTGTGATCGACACTGTCCCGCGGTCGTCTGTCAAGTTCGATGCGCTGATCGTGCTGCTGGGGCCAGCGAGAGTGCGTGAGTCGCTCCACACGACCTGGGCTTGGTTTGCCCCAGTCCCGTCGCCGAGCGTGACGGAGTAGGTCGCCGGCGTGGCCCGCAGGGTCTGCGAGATGTCGCCGCTCGAGGTTTCGTGGGCCAGGATGGAGAGCAGAATCTGGGCGTTGAGTGCCATCGGTCAGGTTCCCATGACGTAGATTTCGTAGGACTGCCCCGCGGTGCCGCCGATCCGCAGGATGCTGCCGCCGGCCGTCGTCCCGAAGCCGCTGCTGTTCGGGCATGACAAGAGCAGCGTGCCGGCCTCGCGGATCGGGTAGCCCCGCAGCGTGAGGCTCCCCAGGTTGATCATCGGGGAGAAGTTCCACGCGGTCGTGTCCTGGCGGAAGACGCTGAACTGGCTGCCTGTCCAGCCGGCCGACAGGGCGATCTGGTGCTGGCTCGACAGATTGCGGACGTAGAGCAGCTTCACAACGTCAACGCCGATGGTCGAGAAATCGACCTCGTCGAAGCCGGAGGCTCCAAACGTCCGCTCGTCGCTCCATACCTCGGTGCAGTCGCCCACGTCCACGGTGAACTGCACCGTGTGGTCTTCGATGGCGCTGGTCAGGCCGCTCTGGGTGAGCCGCCGGGCAGAGACGCCGGCCTGCACCTGGGCCTGGACGGTCATCGGTAGCCCCCCCAGCCGCTCGCCGCCATCAGCGTCTCGAACGTGTGTGGCACCGGGATCACCTGCGAGTAGGAGGCAAAAACCGGCTGGCGCATTTCATACCAGTGGGCCACCAAAAGCAGGGCGGCCTGCTTCAGGATCATCGGCACGGCCGCGCCGCTGGCCCCGTAGCCGGCCTGCCACTGCACGGTGACGCTGTTCTCGTCGCCTCGAACCGCCGGCCAGACGCCGTTGTAGAGCGGGTAGACGCGGCCGGGGGTGATGTTCGAGTCCACTTGGAAGTGGCCGCTGGCCGAGAGCAGCGTCTGGTTGTTGCCGCCCTCGTCGCGGTAGGTGATCGTCACGGCCGCGGGCGCCATCGGCGGGCGGGGCAGGATCAGTTCCCACAGCGGAAACACGTCGTAGCGGGCCTGCCAGGTCTGCGTGATCATGGAGATGTCGAGCACCTCCTCCATGTACTGCCGCGCGCATGTGATCAGGCCGGTGATGTAGGCGTCGTCGTCAGAGATGTCCACGCGGCACTGCGTCTTTGCGTCTGCGAGCGTCACCGGCTCGGCGGCCGGCTGCACCGAGCGGACGAGGCTGCGGTACGGCGTGATCGACGAGTCTGGGTGCTGCGGCGAGCCGTAGACGATGGTGACGGTCATTTGGGCTTCCTTCTCTTCAGGGGCTGGTCAATCACGGCCCGCTCGAGGTCGGCGTCGGGGGCCACGGCCCGCTCGATGGCCTTCTCCTCGACCGGCTCGACCATGCCGCGGGCGATCATCACGCGGGCCATGCCGTCGCCCCAGTTGAAGGTCTGGCCGATGCGGTAGCCGTTGAACGACTTGGTGACGCGAATCTTCACTTGATGAACCCCCAGGCGCCCTCGGGCGGGTTGCGGTCGCTGTTCCAGAAGTCGGTGCAGTGCTGCTGAATCTTGCCGCCGGAAGCCTCGCGGCTGGGCCAGGTGATCATCAGTTCGGCGTGGCCGACGCTGACCTGGGTGGCGATGCCCAACTTGTTGCCGGCC